CCGCCAGGCTATACAACAACCTCAAACCCTGACCTTGACCGGTCTCAGGTAGAGGTTGCGCCTGGCGGGCCACGCTCTGGATTGGCCTTGGTAAGGATACCTTGACCTAGGTGACTATACCCCTTCGTTCGAAAGTCCAGTGCCAGTAACACGGCGAGGACGAGTAGCGCGTCGTAGTGGAGATGACGGCTAGTAACGAGACGTCGACACAAGGCCGTTGTCTCTTCCGACGGGTATAGCCATATCCAGCTTGCGTAAGCAAGAACGGTGATCTTATAAAAACGACCAACCGGTCCCCCATTGGAGCATCCTTGCTCCGACAACTTTAACTCCTTGAGGTGCTTCCCACTTTGGGCACAATAACATTTTCTTGTCAGCCAGGTAACCCGGACTCAATAACTCCGGTTAACTGTTCTGCCGTCGTTTGTGGCCATTACCGCCAAGGCGGTTGTAGTACTGGTCACAATCCGTCAACCCTCTCGGGTATTCGGCTCCCGGACGAGTGGCATTCACAGCCCCAGGTCCTGGTGAACGGCAAGAACCCTCCAGGTTGGAGGGAGCGACAAGCGCGTGGGGAACTTATACCCTACACGGCCCGAAGCGTGGTAAAACGGGGATTCGAAAACTACCCCGGTACAATGCACCCCAACTGGTGCGGCTGGGTGAGTGGTACGTATAACCAGCATGAAACTGGTGTACCCCTCTCACTTTACCAAATCAGTTGGACCACAATTGATACCAAGCCCTCGATCGATTCCGACGCCCTATTACAAGAAGCATGGGCGAAGGCCAGATCTGGCGCGAGCCAGGTCTTGGTCGATCTTGCGGAACGTCGCGAAACGTACGAGCTTCTAAAAAACGCTCATTCACGTTTCAAAGACCGGTTAGCATTCGTAGGTCGCCGCGCCGCTAAGTCAGTACGACAGCGGAAGTGGAAGACCAAATACGGTGCGACACCAGCCCAAGCTGCATGGAGCACTCTGTCCGATGCATGGATGGAGTCCCGTTACGGCTGGGGACCCTTGGTATACTCTATGCGTGACGTGGCGAAAGCGATGGAGTGGATGCGGGAACCAAAATCCGTTATCCACACCGAGCGCGTCTCCAAGTCAGCCGAGATCACTGGGAGTGGTAGTAACTCTGCGTGGCCGTCTTATCAACGGTTGCAGAACGGCGCTTTCCCCGCGATGGGGATAACCGTCTACCACAAGCGCGTCTTGACCGCAAGGGCCAGCGTTGCTTACCAAGTCTCTGCGCATAGTCTTAAGGCATTCGACACGAACCCGCTCATGGTTGGGTGGGAACTTGTGCCGTTGTCTTTTGTGGTCGATTGGTTCCTCAATGTGCCCGACATCTTACAGGCGCATTGGCCGAGCTTTGCTATATCGGCGTCGACCGCTTGCGTGTCCGAGAAGGACATAGAGATGGTCGTTTTGGAACATGGGGACATCACTTGGAACCCTGCGTCCGGTAACCCGTATATGCGACTCACGTCGCGTCCACGGTTTACAGGGTATAAGGAGTCGTACATTAGGACTCCACGGACTGATATCCCGCTAGTTCTGTCATACCAACCCCACATCACGTGGAAGCGTATGGCTGATGCTACTGTTCTCCTTGACAAGATGTTGGGGAAGCGGATAGCTGGACTCGCGAAGGCCATTAAGACTCGCCTTATCAAGTAGTCTTACCGCAGTTATTTTATCTCCCTTAGGAGTTTCGTAAATGGATATTACACTCCCCGTTGGATCATGGATGCACAGGGCGGGCGAAGATTCGGTAACCTGGGCCTTGCCCGGGCACACCGATGCTCTCCCGTACATCGTGATCTTTAAGCGCCGGCCCATGACGGGCGAAACTGGCCTTTACCAGGTCAAGGTTGTTCGGGCGCACAAGAATACGGTAACTGGTGCTGTTAAGAACCAGATTATGGAGATCAATTTCCGCAACGTAGCGTGGCAGGTGCCAGCTGACGCGGCGGCGGCGTACGACGTGCTCCAGGGTATCCTTGCGGATGCTGATCTGGAGGCGAAGGCGACGTCCACCTCTGCATTGCCTTTTAGTTGATAGCCCGCGAGGGCGACTCGACTTGAAGGCGATTTATCATGCAGTGGGATCTCTCATAGACATGTGTCGAGCGCGACCGGCAAAAGAACGCCGGAAGTGCTTTTACACCGTTCTCGTGACCATAACCATAGGAGTAATTCCATGGCTACTGAACAACCCGTAGACAAAGGCACGTACCCGGACTTTTCGGAAGTGCTTCGGCTCAGCTACCTGTCTGCCGTATCTCCATCCATGGGTCTACCGCTGTTACCAACGGCCTACAACCTAGAAGATGTGAAGAAGGCAGATTTCGACGCGATCTTACATGCGTCGGAGACTCTACCGCAAGCTCAAGAACTGCTTGCTGTCCGTCAACTGTACGCACTCGTCCTCAAGAATCGGTCTTTCGGGACCGCCACTGATAAGACGAGGGCTGCTGCTGCGATCAAGAAGTTCAAGATCGTGCAGCGGCGCAACCGCATCACCGAACGACGCCTTAACTATTATCTCTTCAAGCATCCTTTCCGGATGCGGGCGTCAATTGGTGAGTTGATGGGCACAGCGCAGATGGAACTCTATCGTCTCCTAGGGGACGGTCCTTCACAAGAGGACTGGGGTTCCTTCGTGCGGGGTAAAGTTTGGGGTCCCGGCGTCGTACAGGGTCTTCAACCCATTACAATGGTTATCCCCGCCCCGAAAGGGAAGCGAGGTGCCAAGGCAGAAATCGTCCGTTTAAAGGACACTAACGCCTATGGGAAGTTAGCCCTGACAAATGTCGTGACCACTACCGCTGAGTGCCTGAGAACCTTCGGGCCTATGCTCCTACAGGGGCAATATGGGCAGTACCTCCTCAATAATAACACTAGGGGATGTATAGTGGAGAGTTCCCAGGGAACGACGGTACCAAAATCCGCCGTTACAGATCGTTTTATTGCGACTGAGCCATTATTCAATACGATGGCTCAACAGGGTATCTCCGCGATGCTAGATCGGTATTTGGTTTCTTGGGGGATCAACCTCCGGGATCAGAGTTTAAACCGACAGCTAGCGAAGATGGCTAGTGACTTGGGTTTTCACCCTAAGTCCTGGTCCACCATCGACTTGTCCTCAGCTAGTGACACCGTGACTGAACCTTTGGTCCGGTACCTCCTTCCTAGGGGATGGTATAGGCTGCTGAACGCGGCCCGTACGAGACTTTGCACCATTGAGGGAGAGGTAGTTGCCGATTACAGTAGTTTTTCTACCATGGGCAACGCATTTACCTTTCCTTTGCAGTGCTTGGTCTTCTGTGCTCTCACCCGCGCGGCCATGAAACTAAGTGGCTGTTGGGGTGGGCTGTACAGGGTCTATGGTGATGACATCATTGCCCCACTTGGGTCCACGTTACTACTCGTGGAAGCCCTTCGGTTTTGCGGTTTTTCCGTGAACACCGACAAGTCGTTTATCACCGGATTCTTTCGGGAATCTTGCGGTGGCGACTATTTAGCGGGAGAAGATGTCAGACCCGTTTATCTGGATGAGGGTCTAGGGCGCCGTGACAAACGGCATATCCTATTTAACCGACTCCAGAGGGTCTTACCTGCGCATCCTGTCCTCAGCTACCTGTTGGCCAATGAAAGTCGGCCCCTGGTAGGTCCTGCCACTCATCCTGATAACGTCGAGCCCCGTTGGTACGAGGCGCCGGCTTGGAAAGTGGCGGATAAAGGCTTCTGGAATGAAGATCTCCAGTGCTCTGAGTACAGGTTACTCGGACTCACGCCAACCTCCCTAAAATACAAGAGGAAAGACGTGCTCCGGTCCTACCTTGCGGACCTAAGCGGTTCGCGAAATGACTTCAAAGGTAGGTATCACGATCTACGTGGCACAGTAAAGTTCCACGTCCGGGTCTCGCGGGTGATTGGCGGTTGCCGCCTACCCGCGTACTCGCCTTACTGGTATCACGCCTAGTTTTAAGGCAATGATGGA